ATATGCGACCCACCTAGCGAAGGTCGCAATTTGGGTCGCATCGAAGGTCGCACCTGCGACCCTTTTTGCATCTCCAGTTTTTTTCTTACTCATTTCACATCCCCGTCCACATCTATCTGTGTAAAAAAATCTACAATTCTATAATTATAGACTTGCAGACTTCGATAAAGGGTGATATAGACGATTTCAGGATGCACTGCAAGGAGAAATCGCGATGCGCATTATCGCGCTAGGCCAGCAAAAGGGAGGCACAGGCAAAAGTTGCACGGCGATTAACCTTGCAACTTGCGCTGTTGCGGCCGGGCATAAAGCTGCAATCATAGATATGGACAGCGAACAAGGGACTTCCCGTAAATGGGGAACACGAAGGAACGGGTTGGATACTCCAACCGTAAGGTCTGCTGGGGTAGGGGAGCTGGATGCTGTTCTTAATGAGCTTAGGGATGCTGGATACGATTGGGTATTCCTGGACCTTCCAGGCCGGGCTACTCACTTGGCAAATGCGGGAATGGTGTCTGCCGATCTTACGCTGATCCCATGCCGTCCACTTGAGGTTGATGTAGAAGCATCCATTGCAACTATGCAGTCAGCTAAACGTGCAGGAAAAAGGTATTTCTACTTGATGAGCATAGTTCCAGCTCATAAGGAAGCTGCCCGCGCTAAACAGATGGAAGGCATGCTTACTGCATTAGGGCACCCTGTTGTGCCAGCCCGCATCATTCAAAGGACGGTCGTGCCAGATTCCGTAAGTTCGGGAAAGGGAGTTTGTGAAGTAGACCCAGATTCGAAGAGTTCCTTGGAATTTAAAGAACTATTCGCTTGGCTTGAAAAGGAGACAAATCAGTGAGCAGAGCAATTAGCCGTGATATAACCGCTCAGTTTGAGGAAGCAACCCCGCGTCCTACCCATAAGGCTGTGCGGAAAACAGCAGGGAAAGACCGGGTTGGAATGACGTTTTATATGAGCCCAGCAACCCATAAGCGTATGAAGGATATCGCATCCGAGCGGCAAACCGCGCTTCAGCAGCTTGTAGCAGAAGCTGTGGACGAGTGGTTAGCTAGGCAGGGCGAGCCTGCCTATGAGTACAAGTCGATTAAAGCTTGAAAGTGCAAATAGGTCAGTCTATAATTCTATAATTATAGATGAACGGAGATAATTATGAATACCGTATCTACCCTGACCCATACCGAGGCGAAGATCCGTATATTATACGCTAAAGACCGGGTAGCTGAAGCCCTGCGTGCGGTAGAGGATGTTTACAAGCACATGCAGGCTCCAGCAGATATGGTTGAAAAATTACGGCAGGAAGTGGCATGGCTTGAATTCAGCGTATCGGGATTAGTTAAATTTATTGATAGATTAAAGGAACTCGACTGTGAAGAAACCTAAAATTGCCATCTGCGTTCCAAGTGTAGGAGAATGGATTTCTGAAATGGCTCAAAGCCTTTGTCAACTTCTTGGAAACAGGGGAGACCTTGATGCCATTCTCCTGACTAGGGATGCGGCTGGAATTGCTGTGAGCCGGAATGAACTAGTAGATGCCGCCCTGAAGCAAGGGGCAACCCACGTCTTCTTTGTGGATTCCGATGTCGTTCTACCGAATCAGGTTCTACAGACCATGCTGGCATATGACAAGGATGTTATGTCAGTTCCATATCCGCAGCGCAGGCCTCCTTACAACTGGGTTGGCCGTCCAGTTGTAGTTAATGAGGATGGCCAGTATCCTGGGCTGACAGAAATGGAATTCGTTGGAGCTGGCTGCCTGCTTGTGAAAAGAGAGGTGTTCGAAACAATCAGGCATCCATATTTCTTTGAGACATATTGGTACCCAGATCGCAGCCAGCAAGAGCAGTTTCTGGGTTGTATGGCTGATGTATTTCCTCGCCTTAGTCAAGGTGGGATAATAAAGATGCTTCAGATCCCTGAGGTGCAAGAGTTCTTGGCAAGTGAGTTTTCACCTGTAGGGCAATTCTCGGAAGATGTCAACTTCTGTAAGAAGGTAATACGTCATGGTTTCAAAGTCTTAGCGGATTATGAACCAGCGCGGCAAATTGTCCATGTAGGTAAACGTTTCAATGCACTGACTCCTACAATGGAGCTGTCTACTGCACCTTATCAGATAAAAGGAAATCTCGATGCCTGAGCTGTTAATCGGATGCGGAGCTACCCGTGATAAGCGGCTCTTCCTGGAAGGAAGCAGGAAGTGGCAGGATCTTACTACGCTGGATATAAATCCAGATCACAAGCCGGACGTGCTTCACGATCTTGAAATCCTACCAGTTCCGCTTCCCGATAACCACTTCGATGAGATCCATGGGTATGAGATCCTTGAACACCTCGGCAAGCAAGGAGGTTGGCGGTTCTTCTTTGCGCAATTTAGCGACTTCTGGAGGCTGCTGAAGCCAGGTGGACACTTCTTTGCTACTGTACCAAGCCTTTCAAGTCCGTGGTGCTGGGGCGATCCTGGCCACTGCAGGGTAATATCCCATGAATCTCTAATCTTCCTCAACCAGACGCAATATACAGCTCAAATCGGAAAGACCGCCATGAGCGATTACCGGTTCGTTTACAAGGCGGACTTCGATATCATCCATTCGGAGGTTAAAGGAGATCAATTCGCGTTCGTGCTTAAGGCAATAAAACCATCAAGGATAAAGGGGGGAAGGAAATGAATAAGTACCTCGCTTTAGCAGGAATAGTTCTTCTCCTAATTATATTTGGAGAAATAGGTTCGAAAATGTCTGAACTAAGGAAAGACCAGAATCAAATCTCGATAAGAGTCGATAGAATCGAGCAGAAACTTGATGCTATCGTATCCAAAATAGAAGGCCAGAATCGTTAATCTTATATAACGTATAATGTCACGGTCTGATGATGTTATACGTTATATAACAACCTAAGCTGGAGTTTAATATGGACGGGGAACTAAAAGTTGTAATCGCAGTGTGCACCTATAAACGGCCTAAGATGCTTGCCGAATGCCTTAAGAGCCTAGAAGGGCAGGGAGCACCCATTATCGTTGTAGATAATGATCCTGAGACGCATGAGCTTCCTGACCTGCCGGCTAATGCAGTTCTTGTTCATGAGCCGCATCGTGGTATCGCTATGGCCAGAAATGCTGCCCTGAAGGCTGCAATAGAACGGGGATATGAGTGGCTAGCATTTATTGATGATGATGGGATTGCCAATCAGGATTGGTTGTCACGTCTTCTGGATACGAGAAACTTATATTCGGCGCAGGCGGTATCAGGACCACAATTCTATAAATATGCAGATGGAGTAGAGAAATGGCGAAAACGGGCTAGATGGGATGTTCCTAGATTTCCAGAAGGATTCAGGCGCCAAATAGCCGGAACTTGTAACCTTCTTCTAGATCTTCGTTTTGTGCAGAAACTTGGCCTTACATTTGAGGAGTCCGTTGGATTTGATGGTGGAGAAGATACGCTATTCACTTATCAATTGAGCGAAAATGGAGGCAAAATTGTATGGACTAATCGTGCAATTGTTACCGAAACTGTACCAACTGAAAGGACAACTCTTAAGTGGTACATTAAAATGAGTAAGCATAAAGGAAGACATACAATCCATAGTGCCAAAATGCTGAATGTAGATTTGAAACCTCTAAAAGCAAAAGCAGCGCGGAGAATTATGACTGGAGTTGGGAAATTTATCATTGTTCCTCCTGCCTTCTTAATTGGAAGAGGACTACGTACGCTTTTCTCTGCAATCAGGAATTTTAGTGAAGGTATAGGAATGATTGAGGGATTTTACGGAGTCAGATCCCGTCATTATGAAACAGTTACCGGAGAATAAACATGAGACTACTTGCTTGCTCAGTAATTGCCTTGATGATTGCTAGTAGCTCATCAAATGGCGATACTTGCATATCTTCAGATGAAAGGAAAATGGCAAATATAGCATATAACTATTGTACAACTGAGGCTGTTAGACAACTTACCCTTTTATGGAATGAATGGAAGCTGAATAGATGTGATAACATTCCTCAGCCATCTAATTGCATGCATCCTTTGCATGAATATGATAAAGATCAACAAATATGCCTTCAACGTTTAAAGTCTTGTTACTACATTGTGGAAAACTCAACCAAGTGAAGATTTTAGTTGCGCGCGCGTTTTAGGTGTGTTATTACTAGAATGCACACATCTGAAAACGCCGCGCACGCTGACATTCCCCGTCCCGTGAAGCGGCGTTTTTAGTTTGCAGAATCAGTAGCATAGAGTAGAAACAAAAAACCCCAGCATGGTGCTGGGGCAATCTGTTGCATATTCGGACTGCGAATCCAAATATGCGGCTTCAGCCGAACCAGAGGCGGCTGTATATGACTGATATAGACACGATTACTCCCGTTGTCAACGGGAATTTTGATCCCAGAGAATGCGTTTTTACGCGCCGTTATGCGGATACTAGTCCGCTCCGGCCTATCTGGGAATCTCATCCAGTAAATCATAAAACAAAAGCGGGCGTATTTGTGCGCCCTAACAACTGCAGGTTTCCGGTCCGGCTCAGCCGGTATCACCTGTACACAAACGGCTGCGCAATTTCGAGGCAGGGCTGGGTATTTTACAGCGAGGCTGGCATGGCCGCATTTGAGGAAAATTCATAATGAAATCACAATATATTTTTCGCAATGCCTCACCAGCCAAACCGTATACTGTCATTGACAACAGGCTCTTGCAGGCACGAGGTGTTTCACCTGACGTGCGTGGTTTTGTCGCAACCCTACTCTCTATGCCGTTAGATTGGAAATTCCGGCCGGAATGGGCAAAAGAGGAATTTGATATCGGCGAGACTAGGCTAGAGAGGATCATCCGCGATGCAAAAAAAGCCGGCTTTATGCGGACAGATCGTGAGCGGGGAGCTGATGGGCGTGTCACAGGACGAACTGTATATTTATTTACCGATGTCCCCCATGTTTTCAATGGAGAAACCGTAACCGGGAAAACCCAGGTTATGGATTCCACCGTAACCGGGGAAATCCAGGTTACGGAAAATCCAGGTTACGGAAAACCACCCCCCATACAAAGTAAAGAAAGAAATACAAAAGAAATACAAATTACAAATATACCCCCTAACCCCCTAAAGGGGGAACGCGCGGCAGAAGAGAATTGTTTCACAATTTTGGAAGAGGTTAAGAAAACTCCTTCTGCCAGAGGAAGAGCCAAAGTACGCAAGTGTTATGATTACACGCCAGCATTCGAGGAGGTTTGGAAAATTACGCCTGACCGTCAGGGAATGTCAAAACCGGCAGCCCTAAAATCATGGAACGAGCAGGGATGCGAGGAGATTGCTAGCGAGGTCCTTCATGGGATGCAGCGGTATTCTGCCTGGTTAACAAACGAACGCCGCCGCCGCAGAGACTACCCTGTAAAACACCTGCAGGGATGGATCACAGATCGCAGGTGGGAAAATTTCCAGGAGGAGCCTGCCCCTATGGAAACCAATTCTGTTATCGAAGCCGATGCTTCTACAGCGGAGCCTCCGTTTGAATTGCCGGACGATATCGCAAATGACGCCCGTGCAATGTGTCCAAACCGTCAGGATTACCTAGAGGCAGCATTACGGATTGCATCCAGAGAGCACAGGTGGAATTCATCAATGACTACCGAGTGGATCAGGGAAAAATGCCGTCATCTGGCCAGCATTGTCGCAGACGGAACGCCAGCACGGCATGCAGTGACCCTAGTATTCGCGTGAGGGTGCGACATTCTGACGCACATTTTTCTCTCAACTTACTTCATTTTTAGGTTGCAAATTGGTCAGGACAAGGATATACCCATGAAATGCTTATGCTGTCGGGAATCGTATGAGTCCCCCAGAAAAAAGAAATTTTCAGCACATAAAGGTATGAAACAAGGCATAGTCCGGAAGTACAGTTTCACCAAGGGAGGTGGAATAATCGAGCCGGATAATGACAAAGAGCCAAACGCTTATTTTAGCACTGAGACATTGAAGCAAAACGGAATAAACGATATCTGGCCAGGAGTGAAAGTTAAGTATCTTCTACGTCAAGACCCGGATGTCCCACACCGGGTTTCAGTTTGGAAGATCGAACTCATAGATGATTTCTTAGTTGATTTACCATTTTAGCTGTACCGCATAGATACCTTCATAAATTTCTGGCCGTCCTGCCCAGACACAGCGGAGAGACATAAAAAGGGTAGCTCCCTGTCTCCCCGCTCTGGCAGGAAAAGCCGCAGGACAATATCATGGCAAATAAGGTCAAACCGCTCACCGCAGCGCGCCTCCACGAACTTCTAGTATATAATCCAGAGACCGGAAATTTCATTAACCGCATAGACAGGTTCAAAACGAAAGCCGGTGAAATACCTGGATGCCTATCTCCAGAAGGTTACTGGCAGATAAGTTTGGATGGCAGAACCTACACCGCACAATCCCTTGCATACCTCTACATGAAAGGCGAATGGTGCTCCGTTCAAATGGATCATATTAATACCTACCGTACAGATAACCGCTGGATCAATCTACGGCCTGCTACAAGCCAGCAAAATGCAATCCATGGGCACCCCTACCGGAATAATACAAGTGGCTTCAGAGGCGTTTCCTGGTCATCTAGCAACAATAAATGGCAGGCAAGAGTAATGGTAAATGGAAAGCGTAAAACAGTTGGATATTTCTCCGATATCCTGAAAGCAGCAAAGGCAAGGGTAAAAGCCGCAAACGAAATATATGGAGAATTCGCAGATCCGTTCTCCCTCCTTGAGATAATGGTATAGGAAGGCAAATGAAAGTCAAAGAAATTAAATTTGAAGGTGGTTATATATCAATTGGAGATGAAGGTAGCGCAGTATTTATGGATATCAATACTGATGCTGATAGTAATATATCTAACTGGATTAGGTTACGTCTCACAAAAGAAATATTTAAGGAATTAACCAGCTTAATGGTTAATATTGCAGATGAAAAAGATTCTTAGCATAATCGCAGATCTACCAAACCGCGCAGCAGACGCATTTATCGATTTCTGCAGGAACTAAACAAAGAATTCCCACTGGAAACCATACTAACGGAAAACGCTGAGGATCGTAATCCTGATATACCAAAGAGTGTATAATATATGCAAGTTCCATGTATAATCCGGTGAAGAATAGCAGGAAGGCAAATTAGATAAGTAGATAAAACAATGAGTAAGAAGAAAGTTTTGGTTGAGAAGGAAAAAGAAGTTAACCAAATAGTTGTAAATGAAGTGGAAGCTGGTAACAGCAATTCAATCAGCAAAGTTAAAAAGGTACCAGGAAGGCCTTTTAAACAAGGGGAAAGCGGGAATCCTTCAGGCCGTCCAAAGCAGGATAAAACCCTCAAAGCTTTAGCCCGCGAGCATACTTCCGAAGCGGTGCAGTGCCTTATCAACATCATGCGAGACAGCTCTGCAAGCGCTACAGCACAGGTTGCTGCGGCGCAGGCTATTCTGGATCGCGGACACGGAAAGCCTCTCCAGCAGCTTGAGGTAGGCGAGGCAGGTGCATTCTCCGATCTACCGGAGCATGAGCTTGAGATTTTCATTAAAGACGCTGCAAACAAACTAAAGGCAATCGAGAAAGGAGATCATTTTAACTAGATCGATTGCCGGTCCACGCGCGAAATGCCAAAAAACACGCGCTAAACACCCCTATTCTCGCGCTAAATATGGTCTAGCTGGTCCTGTTTTTTCTCAGAGAGCTGGGTTAAGCGGGCATTTTGGTCCTGTTTTACTGAGAAGTTATCGAAGTTCACGCGCTAAATGCTCGAAAACACGCGCTAATCACCGTGATAATCGGGTTCTAGTGGCTTAGGTGACTTTAGAGCAGGAGACAAAGTCACTTATCTGCAACAGTCCGCAGGCAATAATAAGAGAGACACAGAAGTCCTTCTTGACTTAAGTCTCTTGAGTGTCATATACTTTAGACTCCAAAGTCACAAAAAGGACACTCAAATGCTAATCGGATACGCAAGAACTTCTACCCTTGAGCAAGTAGCCGGTCTTGAGGCGCAGATGCGCGATCTTAAGGCGGCAAAGTGCGAGAGGATATTCAGTGAGCAGCTATCGAGCGTGGAGTCAAAGCGGGACCAGCTTGAGGCGGCTATCGATTACTGCCGGGATGGAGACATTCTGGTTTGTACGAAGCTTGACCGCCTTGCGCGCTCAGTAGCCGATGTTGTGGCCATAGAGGCTCGGCTACGGGCGAAAGGTGCCGCCCTGCACATTATGGACCCTGCGATGGATACCAGCACTCCAGCGGGCCGTCTGACGTTCAACGTACTTGCCTCGATTGCTCAGTTCGAACGTGAAATTATGCTGACAAGGCAGCGTGAAGGTATTGAGAAGGCCAAGTTGGAAGGAAAGTTCAAAGGCCGGAAGCCCACATCGGATGCCCGTAAGAAACGCATCTTAGAACTCCATAGCGAAGGTATGCAGCCCACAGCGATTGCTAACCTGCTGAGTCAGGAGATTGGATCTAAGGGTAAACCGATGAAGATTTGTAGACGAACAATTCACCGTATTTTATCAAATAAATAGGAAGGAATGACATTAGAAGCCTGCAACGAGTATATGGAGCACGTAGGCGCGAAGCGTGCTCTAGCCGTTGCAATGAACGAACAGCTAGCCAGGAGGGAACGCGAGTTATTTGCGGCTCCTGGCGGCCTTCTGAAGTTCGTGAAGCACTTTTGGCATGTGCTTGAGCCGGAGACACCGTTTCAGGATGGCTGGCCTCTGAAGGCAATGGCAGAGCACCTGGAAGCGGTTGCAGACGGACGGATTACCAGGCTTCTTATCAACATCAGCCCTGGCAGCATGAAGTCGCTCTTATGCTCAGTATTTTTTCCCGCGTGGCTATGGGGAGCGAAGGACCGGCCTGCAGCTAGGTTCCTCTGCCTATCGTATTCCGAGGCACTACCGCAGCGCGATAACCGCAAGACCATCAATCTGATAAATTCGCCAGCGTACCAAAGACTGTATGGGAAGCGCGTCAAGCTGGTGAAATCTGGTGAGGAGCTGCTGGAGACATCGGCCACAGGCTCCAAGCAGGCAGCGGGTTTAACAGGTTCGGTTACGGGACGGCGTGCGGACATTTGCATATTAGACGATCCGAACAACGTAGCGGACATTGAGTCTGATGCGATCAGGGAGAAGGCGGCGAGGATCTTCCAGGAAGCTGCATCGAACCGTTTGAACGATATGACGCGTTCTGCGATCATTGTTATACAGCAGAGATCGCACCAGGACGATATATCTGGGATTATTTTAGAGGGTGGACTTCCGTATATTCACCTCTGCATACCTCTTTTGTACGAGCCGTCCAGGCATTGTGAGACGGAAATAGGCTGGAGTGATCCTCGCGAAGAGGATAGGGAGTGTTTCTGGCCTGAGCGGTTTCCTGATGAGGCTATACAGGCCGCGATGGACTTGGGTGAGTTTGCGTTTGCTGGGCAGTATCAGCAGAGGCCAGCTCCAAGAGGCGGCGGCATACTCAGGTATGAGTATTGGAAGTGCTGGAATCCCGTACCGAATAAGATAACTGGGAAGCGTGACTTTCCTGTATGCGACTTTGTTCTGGCGAGTCTGGACCCTGCTTATACTGCTAAGCAGGAGAATGACCCCAGCGGTTTTACGATTTGGGGCACGTTTCAGACTGAGAAAGGTGAGCGCGGGGCGATTTTGCTAGATGCGTTTAGCAAGAGGCTAGAGTTATGCGGACCGGACCAGCCGAGATATCTAGGCGAGACGGATGCGGATTACCGGGCGCGGGCTCAGGAACGGTGGGGCCTAGTTGAGACGGTTGCGGACAGGTGCAAACGGTTCAAGGTTGATGTTCTTCTGATAGAGAACAAGGCGAGTGGCTTGAGTGTAGTTCAGGCCATGGCTAGGTTGTTTCCGAGATCCCGGTTTCAGGTCCAGACTTACGATCCGAAGGGGTTAGATAAGACGGCTCGGGTTAATATGGTTCAGCCGGTATTTTCAGGCGGGTATATCTGGGCTCCGTACAATGTAGAGGAACCGTTAGATCCTGGTAACAAAGAGTGGGCCAGGATGGTGATTGACGAGTGTGCGGTATTTCCGAGAGGCCGCCACGACGATTTGGTGGATTCAACATCTTCTGCGATTAATTACTTACGTTCTAATGGATTTCTAGACCGCAGGGAAGAGCAGTTTATATCGAAGGATGAGGCCAAGAGGCAATACAAGGCTCAGCCTGCATTATATAACATATAGGAATTCCATACTGAATGCTTGATACTCCGATGGCTGGCGTCACCATTACGGATGACGATCATGGTGGCAGCTGGGTAGATTTAGGTCCATCCCGTGAGAGCCAATTTGAGAGCGGCGACCATTATTCCAATCTGGCAGAGGATCTTGGTGACGATGTTTTAGGCGTCATAGCTTCAGATTTGCTGCGTGACATAGAGGATGATGACCGGTCGCGGAGCGAATGGCTTCAGATGCGGGAGAAGGCACTGGGGCTTCTTGGTATCAAGATTGCTCCTCCGCGTTCGGATTCATCGAGTGGCGGGGCTCCATTTGAGGGGATGTCGTCTTATCAGGATGGGGCTTTACTGGAGGCATGTGTAAGGTTCCAGGCGAATGCGATTGGCGAGCTTTTACCTGCTGCGGGTCCAGTCAAGGTGCACAATGAGGGAGCGCCCATTCAGCAGAACGATATGCTGGCGGATGCTTTAGAGAAGGCTGTCAACAATTTCCTGACAGTTGGCTCTCCAGAATATGTTCCTGACCACGACCGGATGTTTTTCCAAGTAGGATGGAGCGGAGCTGGGATAGTGAAAGGTTATCACTGTCCGCTTAGGCGCCGGCCGGTGATCGAGAGCATAGATGCGAAGGATCTGATTGTAAGCGATCAGGCTACGGATTTAGATTCTGCGCAGCGTGTTACGCATGTCATCAAGATGAACAAGCCCACGCTCATCCGGATGCAGATTGCGGGAGCATATAGGGAAATCGATCTTTCTCCACCTGAGCGGAATCCGACTGTAGTCGATACAAAGATTGAGCAATTACAAGGTATTAGCAAGACTGCTTCACGTCCGGAAGAGATAGACCGGACGATTTACGAATGCTACTGCGATTATGAGATTCCCGGTCACGAGCATAAGCACAAGGGCAAGGAGACTGGGCTCCCGCTTCCGTATAAAATTACGATTGATAAAGCTTCCCGGAAGATTCTTGAGATTCGCAGGAATTGGAAGGAAGACGATGAGGATTGCAGGAAGCGCACTACGTTTGTGATGTATGAGTATGCACGTGCGTTTGGACTATGGCCGCTAGGTCTCATGCATTTAATGGGCAATACTGTAAACGGTATTACGGCGGCATTCCGGATTGCTATAGACAATGGGATGATCGGAAACTTCCCGTACTGGATATATGCCAAGACGGGAAGCGGGCAGGACAAGAACGATTTCCGGGCTGGACCTGGACAGGGAATTCCATTTGTTTGCGATGCAAACTCGAAGATCTCTGATAAAATTATGCCGGCTCCACGAGTACCTCTCGATCCTGCCTTCATGCAGGTTGTTACGCAGCTCAAGACAGACGTTTCGAGAATTGGCGGCACGGCGGAGATGCAGGTAGGAGAAGGCAACCAGCAAGCCCCTGTTGGCACTACGATAGCGTTGATTGAACAGGCTACAAAGGTTGAGGGTGCGGCGCATAAGCGGATGCATCAGGCACAGGGTAAAGAATTCCGGATGTTGCGGGAGTTGCTTCAGGAGGACCCTGAAGCGCTTTGGCGGCATACTGGGAAGCCACCATATAATGCAGATACGATTATAACTGCTCTTAACGATTACGATCTAATTCCGCAGGCCGATCCAAATGTTTCTAGCCACATGATGCGGATGAGTAAGGCGGAGGCAGCCAAGCAGCTTGTGATGGCTGGTCCGCAACTTTGGGACATCAAGAGTGTTACGGAGTGGTATTGCGATCAAATTGGCATTCCTGAGATGAAGCGGTTCATGCTTCAGAATCCGCAAATGCAGCAGTCTCCGCAGGGAGCACCTGCACTCGGAGCGGATAATGGAGCCCGCGCATTGGCAGCGATTGCCTCTCAGAAGATGAAGAGTGCGGATGCAGCACAGGACCGTCAGCTTAAGGCGGTTGAGATGGCGCAGAAGGCACACGATGCGGCTCAAGACCGGGCGCTTCAAGTTCAGGAACACCAAACAGATTTAGCAAAAGAATTGGTAATTCATCCTCTTAGTCAAGCAATTGTCAACAATTTGAATCCCGTTAACCCAGAGATTCCTCAATGAAATCCCATAAGACTACTTCCCACCACGATTTCCAGAAGACGATGATTCACCGGATGCTTGGCGGTAACGGGACTAGTCCCCATACGGATGAAGCGGCTGATCGCTCTCTTGTCAAGAAAATGGTCAAACCATCTTCTCTGACTGGCAAGAAGACAGGCGGCACATGCCATTCGAAGGGCGGAGCTGCTGGCAAGAAGCGGCCTAAAACTCAAGTGAATGTCGTAGTTGCTCCTCGTGGGGATGGTGCGCGCGCCGTGCCTGTGCCCGTTGGAGGACCAACGCCGGGTGCAGCGGGTGCGACTTTGCCTTCCCGCCCGTCTGCCCCGGCAGTTCCTCCAACTGGAGGGCTAGGTGCTCTTGCTGGAGCACCTATGGCGAAAAGGGGAGGTAAGATCAAGAAACGTGCGGCTGGAGGACTTGTGAAGCGAGTTACTGGTTACGATGCAGGCGATAATGGGATTGGCCGGCTTGAGAAGGCCGCTCATATGCGCCGGATGAGGAAGGAATAGCGTATATTATATAATAGGAAGGCAAACTATGGCGAAGGCAAAGGACACAACGGAACGGGACCAGCTTCTTAAACGCATTGAAGAGCTTGAGACAGCTGGCCGTTTTGTAGAGGATTGTTTGAAAGCGTTAGTTATTTTTAGCGGAAACGATGTTTTGATTCCACATGGAATGATCGATACAGCTAAGGATTTTACTCTGGTTCGCGATTATATCCCAGGCCGTCAGAGCCTCCGGTTGAGGACATCCCGGTAATGTACGATTTCAATGGCTCTATCTTTGCTTCCAAGCTGAAGGCATTGATCGATGAGCGCCGTCTATTAGTTGCAGAGCAAATCTTGGAAGGCAGATGCAATCAGGATGACTATAGGTGGCATGGAGGCAGATATTATTCACTTGGTGAAGTTTTAGAGATGTTTAACCAAGTTTATAAAGAGATTCATGACGAGGAAGGCAAAAGATGAAAATCGAACAATTAGAGTATCAATTAGGTGTTGAAAATCCAGCAGAAGTTATTATGTCGCGTCTGCGTAATGAACTTCCTAATATTCCTGCTATATTTGGACCGCGTGTTCTTATTGCACTGGCTCCATCTGCGTCCAGGAGTAAGGGAGGTATTATTTTTACCGATAACCGTAAAGATGAAGGACGGTGGCAGGGAAAGGCAGGCTTGGTGCTCAAGCTTGGTGTAAGTGCGTTTAAATACGATCCCCGCTATCCTCAATATGAGTGGGAGGGTCCGAAAGCTGATGTTGGCGATTGGGTCCATTTCTTCAATTCGGATGCTCGTGAGATCGGAATTGGAGGCATTGCGTGCCGGTATATTTGGGACTCGGATATCTTGGGTACTTTATTCGATCCAGAAAGCGTATTTTAGGGAATCGCCATGGGACACAAACAACGATACCGCGCTGGTAAACGTGAGACGGTGCCAGGAGATGATTTCGATTACCTCAAGGAAGGCAATACAGAGGGAGGCGTGGAGGTAGAGTTAGAGGATGCCAATCAGGAAGAGCTAGCTCCTGAAAAGCCGTCCTCTACTCCCGCTATCCAGGATAAGGGTGAGGATGAGCCGTTAGAGGTATTAAAGCGGCAATTTCAGGAAGCCCAGGCTGAGCGGGATGCAGAACGGAAGCGTGCTGAAGCAGCAGAAGCGAGGGCACGGGAGCAAGAGAGTCAGCTTGGCCGGCATGCCACGAACGAACTTTCTAACCACAAAGCAGTTCTTGAGCAGGCTTATTCTACTGAAGAGCTAAAGGTTAAGGATGCTAAGCGCCGTTATGCACTTGCCCTGCAAGAAGGAAACTTCGATGCGGCGGCAGATGCTCAGGAGGAAATGGTACGCTCGAATGGCATTATGTCGCAGTATGCCAATGCATACCAGGAACTTGAACGCCGTGAGAGAGAACCTAAGCCGGTAGCGGCTCCGCCAGTTCAGGATCAATTCGAAGCAGCTTTAGCAACCATGCATCCAAAAGTGGCATCATGGGCACGCGAGCATAGGGATGATGTTCTAAAACCGGAGCGGCAAAAACTGGCATATGCGGCCGATCAGATGGCGGCTGCCAAGGGCTTCATGCCAGGAACGGATGAATATCTGGATTTCCTTGATGAGCAGATGGGTTATCTTGAGCCAGATGCTGAGCCAGATGAGCGTCCTGCACAGCATCCTGTTCCTGCTAAGACAGCCCGGCGCGCTCCATCTGCCCCGCCATCCCGTACTTCAGGATCTGCACCTGGAAGGCGGCGGGTTTACCTGACAGAAGATGAAAAGATGATCGCCCAAAGCATGGGCATATCACTTGAAGCTTATGCCGCATCGAAGGAGAGAACTGCTGGTAGCAAGCAGCCTTCGAACGGTAGCGGGCGTACATATTCCAGATGATAACTGAAGGCAAATTTTACTATGCAAGATAATGTCCGCAAGCCAGTTAGAGAGCCAGTCCGTGAAGGGCAGGTAAAATTGCGTCCCAATGAGTTTATGGGCCGCGATGGCCAAGTCTTAAAATTTACTCCTGCGGAGAGTGGAAGCGAATTCGATTTTCCGGAAAGCGTTAGAGATCCAGGCTGGTCCTATCAATGGATTAGAACCAATGCTTTTGGGGATACTAGTAAAAATGAGTTGCCAGAAATGAAGCGTAATGGCTGGACTGAAGTTCCAGTTACCGGTCTGAAAGGATATTTCAAAGATTCTATGCCTGAGGGACAGAATTATATTGAAATGCAAGGGCTTATTCTGGTAGAGCGTCCCGCTGGTCTTACCAAACTGCACCAGCAGTATCATCTGGATAAAGTTAACAAGGAACTAGCAGCCCATTCCCTCGATAGAATCAAGGATGACAATTGGGCTAGTAACCTTCCTTCCGGTATTTTACCTTGGCGGAAGGCAATGATTACCGACCGTGGAGAGTATGAACGGGCTCCTAACGCATGGCAGCCTGAACATAAACCGATTTCTATGGACGAATAATTAATCCATTCTTTATTTCCGCGCTGGATTCAAAGAATTTTTATTAAACACACTGGCAAAGCGCGCTGCGAAGCCGATTTTCAAACACATAGGTGACTTCATGTCAAATCCGGGCACTGCGTTCGGGTTCGAATGGATTGGCCCATCTAAGGGCGGTCCTGCCGTGAATGGCATCCAGCGCAAAATGAAGCTGTATGCCAGCAATAATACTCCAATTTATTTTGGAGATGTAGTTAGAAAACTTACTACCGGTTATGTAGGGGTTAGCGCTCAGGGCGTGACTGGCGGAAATACTGCCGGCATTTTTGTTGGCTGTGAGTACCTGTCTACTGCGCGAGGTAATGTTATCGAATCGAGTTACTGGCCGTCTGGAGATCATGCTTATGATGGCTGGGCTTATATCATTCCGATTGCCGATGCCGTTCCTCAGCTTTTCAAAGTCATGAGTGGTAACTACAGCAGCCAGCCATTCACATCATCTCTGTTTGGGCAGACCGTTGACCTTAATGCCGGTTCCGGAAGTGTGACTGGCGGTTATGGACGCTCCGGTATGTATGCAGATGGTGCGTATCTCGGTGGAACTGGAGGAGCTTCAAGCACATATCCATTTAAGGTTGTAGACTTGTACTCTTCATATGTTCCATCCGGAATTCCTGGCACTGACGATAGCTCAGCTAATAATATCGTTATTGTCGAATCCAATCCATTCGCATCTACAACGATTTAAGGAAAGGATTAGACAATGACTATCAATTTAGGTTCAATCCACGACCTTCTACTTCCTGGCCTTAATGCTGTTGAAGGCAAGTACAAGGAAGTTCCTCTTGAGCTTGAGGAGGTCTTTGTAAAGCGCCAGAGCTTTATGAACCAGGAGTTTACCGTTCAGAACCGTTACGCCGGGATCGCACAGATCAAGGAAGACGGTGGTTCTATTTCATACGATAACAATTCTGGACAGCGCTATAAGTACAATATGCGCCCAGTTGGTGCTGGACTTGGTGTCGTTTTCACCCGCCAAGCTCTTGCTGATAACCTCTATAAGAGTGAGTTCGGGCCTACCGTTATCGGCATGCAGAACAGCATGCGGCAGTTCTGGAACTACCAATCCGCATATCTGTTCAACACAGCCACAACCTATGATGCAAACTCTGGAGGTACCGGCCAGCCGCTGCTTTCCGTCTCTCACCCTGTAGACGGTGGAACGTTTGCCAATACCAGCTCAGTTCCGCAGAGCCTTGCTGAAGGTAGCTTGATCTCGGCAATCACGGCCATTCCGACCACGTTCGTCGATCAGGCTGGTCTTTTGATCGATGTCATGCCGGAAACCCTTCTCGTTCCGTGGAATCTCCGCGCTACGGCTCTTCGTCTTCTGGAGGCAGAACTCCGTCCCGGTACGGCTAATAACGATCCAAACGTTATTCACCAACTCAACGGTCATGTCCGGCTCAAGACTTGCCGGTATCTGTCCAGCAAATATGCCTGGTTCCTGCTTACGAGCGTGAAGGGATTCATTGAGTTCGAGCGCGAGCCCTATGAGCAGAATATGTGGGCCGACTTCGATACCCACAATCTGAAGATCCAGAACTACGAACGTAAGGGATATTTTTGGAACGATCCCCGGTCTGTATACGGACAAATGGCAACAAGCTAGTATTCGCTGATATTTTTTCCTCTCAATATTTCTGTGGTGTCTATCTACATAAACTCTCACTAAATATTGAGAGGATATTCAGCATATTTCAGTAAAGCCCGAGATATCTTCGGAGATCTCGTTCATCCATAAGGCATAATAAATGGCTATTACGAACTTTCCACAGGGCGTAAGCTCTTTTGGAGTTCCGCTTGCTGGAAGTGGGATTCCCACTGCTGGTACGGCCGATAATTATTGGTTTGTGAACTCCGCAACAGGCGGTCCAAGTGGTCCAGGAACGGTAGATCAGCCGTTCGACTCCATCGCGCACGCCTGTTCTACTACATATAACGTAGGTCTTGGAAGTAGCGATGTTATCATCGTTTCTCCTGAGCATACGGAGACAGTGACGGCTGCTAGCGGCCTTACGATTTCTACCGCTGGCGTCCAGGTTATTGGCCTTGGTACAGGAAATGCGCGTCCTACAGTTACGTTTAATACTGTAGTTGGCGCAACGATGCTCATTAGTGGTGCCAATGTCAAAGTGGACAATATTATCTGCAAGGCAGGCATCAACAATCTGACTTGTCCAATTCAGGTTACTGGCGCATCTCCTACCTTAAACATCGAATGGCAAGACGTTTCCGGTTCTTATGAAGCGATCAGCTGCATACTCCTTACTACAGTATCGAATGCAAAGATCAATCTTCGTTACCGTGGCGTTGAAGGAAGTGCTGTTTGCGTCAATCCGGTCCAGATCAGTGTTTGCACAGGTGTACGCCTAAATATTGACTTCACAGGAACAGCTAGTACTGCTGTTGTGAACGCTGTTGGTGGCTCAGCATCCAAGGATGTAGTAATCACTGGCTATATTTACAATTCTGGCACTACTACTGGTGCCAAGGACTTTGTGGATAGCTCTGTTGGCACTTCTACCGAATATTTTATCAGTGTATTCGATGGGTCAGCTGGCTTCAATTATATTGGCGGTTCTGCTTCTGCCCCTATCCTGGATAGCACGGTTGCTGCAGAGAATGCACTTTATGGAGCTTATCCAAACGGCATCACCTGGCAAACATCCCACGCTCATGCAACTGGTTATAGTGTCCAGTCGGTTTTAGGGTTTGTGCAAGATGCAGTGAATAACGGTACTGGCGGCTCTACTCCAGGAACCAATAAGAGCGTGATTGATGCCATTGGAGCTAACGGTGTTTCCCAGCTCACAGTTGGTGCCGGTACTCTAAGTGGTGCTCCTGGTGCGAACTTTATAGTTCAGAAGAGCGTGACCAGTTCGCTGATTGTTTCATCTGGTGCCATTGACTTGACCCAGATTGCAACTACTGGCGATATCCTAGTTCGTAATTTCACAATGGAAACGGACAGTACCGGTCTCGCTAGCCAAACTGCTAACGCGTATATCACCATCACCAAGACAGGCGGACATGGTGCAACTACTCTTGGCACACAGATTGTAACTGCTCTTGGTGCGAATATCACGATGCAGGGATCATCCATGGCAACAACTGCCATGAACCTTCCGTTTACGATTGAAGCAGGTTCTAAGCTTCAGATCGCAGCGGCAACATATAATTGCACGGGTGCGGGTACTATTAAGTTCACCATGCAATGCCAGCGTGTAACAGCTGGTGCAATACTTACTAACGCTTAATATATAATATAAGGAGATCCACGAATGTCACGCATTCGTCATAGGGGTCATAAGAGCCATCACGCTCTTGGTGGCTCTGCGGGTGAATCCAAAGTCGGGAACCCGAATATTTTCAAGCTCGCTGAGGGCCATTCTATCGGGCACGTGCACGGAAAGTCCGCGAAGGGGCACCTTGGTGTGGCTCATGGCGGTAAGGTCCACCATGCCAAGCATCGCGCTCATGGTGGCGGAGCGGACGTTAATCCGCATCCGTCTTCCGCTCTGGCAAAGGGCGGAAAGGCCCATCACCACAAGACTGGAGGCCACGTTCCGCTTCATCATGCGGCTGTTGGTCACTCCTCTGGCATCCATCATGCTGGGCGCCATCATGAAGCAGGCGGCGGTGTAGCTGGAGGTCATCACCGGGGGCGACACAAGGCCTGACGGTATGAAGGACGGTGGAGAGAAATGGATTGCTGGAGCTATCCAGCATCCAGGAAGTCTCCGCCGTGCCCTTCATGTTCCTGAAGGCGAGAAGATCCCCGCCAAGAAGCTGGCTAAGGCCGCTCATTCGGAAAATCCAACCCTTCGCCGGCGCGCTGCCTTAGCGAAGACGCTTAAGGGATTCCATCACTAATGTCTGAAGCAATTCACCGTTTTGTCTACGGTCCAGGATCGAATCCCGGCCCGCAACCCTATCAGAACCTCAACCACCTGCAGAACCCGTTTCAGGTAACGGCTATTGTCGATACCGTGAGCGGAGATTCCCAGTATGGAATTGAGATCACTGGAGACGATACGGGAGACTTCCCAGGCAATATGCGCTGGTTTCCGCTTCCTTCTGCTCTTCCAGGTCAGACAAATAGCGGAGCTTATTCCATCACAACGCCTGTGACGGCCATCCGCCTCAACCTGACCAGCATAACTGGTGAGGTCCGCTTTACCGTCATTCAATCTCCAGGTTCTCTATAATAAAAGGAAATTTTCATGTCCATTCTTCCTAATGGATCGACTTTTGCGAACGTTCTCCAGCTCAACGTAGCTGGGCGGGTGTTCCATTCCATGGTCGGAGCTGCCGGCACTGGCATCACGATCCCGATCTATTCCGCTACCTCTGGCGTCTCTTTCGCCCTCTGGAATCCACTCGGCACCAACAAACTTGTTGTTCCGATCAGCCTCCAGCTTGGTGTCGCTGCTACTGGTACTCCGGCGATCACAACTCTGGCCCTTGGACAAGTTGTCAACACTGGTTCTTCCTATGCAACAGGTCTTCCGATTGCCGCCTGGACCGATGCTACCGTATATAACGGCCGCGTTGGTAAGTACGGCACTGGTTCTGGCTCAGCCCGTGTTGGCGTAGCTACTACGACTCTTACCACTGCCGCCAACTCGTTCTATGACCTTGGCTTCTCACAAGCAACTACGGCTCTGGCACCTGGCCTCGTTACCATGGAGCACGACTTCTACGATAAGGTCGTGCTTGAGCCGGGCTCTCTTGTTCACCTATGCGGCAATCCAGTTGCTCCAGCAGAAACCTTTGTCGCGTCCATTACATGGGCGGAGTATGACTGGGTCAGTTGAGCAAATAACTAAATACTATCATGGGTTGTGAAATTCACCAGAGCAAGAGCTAGTAATGGCAATCCCAACAAGCCTGGCAGGGCCGGGAACTTATACGTTCTCGCCCTCTGCCGGCGATCTTGTGCTGTATGCGTTCAGCCTGATTAATATCAGGCCTACTGAACTCACTACCCAACACTACCAGGATGCAGCTATGGCGGCAAATCTGGAGATGGTTAATTTAAGTAATCATCTCCCGATGCGCTTTGCTCTGGAAACCCAGACTGTTACTCCACTCGTTCAGGGCACAGCCAATTATGCGCTCGCAACGCGCACGATTGCCGTGCCCATTGTTACGATTGCGATCACGAGCGGTGGCAGTACCGTAGAGCGCGTTCTTGGGCCAATTTCTGCTTATGAGTACCAGGCTCTGCCAACCAAAGCCCAGCAAGGTCCGCCTGTATCGTACTGGTTTTCCCTGACATCAGCACCATCCTTGACGCTTTGGCCCACTCCGGACGGGACATCGACATACACGCTCTACGTCCAGAGCTTCAGGCAGCTTCAAGACGTAGATTTGACGAACTCTCAAGGAGTGGATAGTCCATTCCGCTTCCTGGATGCCCTGGCGACCGGGATCGCTGCGCGCCTCGCTGAAAGCTATGCGCCGGCAAAAGCACAGAACCTCTACCAGCTTGCCGAACTGCGCCTTAACCGTGCACTCAGCCGGGATCAAGAGGACGTGCCAATCACGATTATGCCGGGCCTCTCCAGCTACTACCGGATTATATAATATATGACTTTGACATTCGGCCGCCATGTCAGGATAGACCCATCTTGGCCTGAAAAAACGGCTTTGTGCCAGAGGTGCGGCGATCTCTACAATCGATGCGACCTCCATCCGCAGTACCGCTGGGCAGGCACGTCGCTCGTAGACAGCGGTCTTAAGGTTTGCCAGCGCTGCCTAGACATCCCTAACCCGAACGAGCGCGTTATCATTCTTCCTCCCGATCCACCGCCTACATTTGACGCGCTTCAAAACGCATTCCCGATGGATGAAGTTACGCCACTTCTTATCACGAATACGTTCATCACCATCGATAATACCCGTTTGACAATCGATCTCACTGGATATGTAGCACCATGACACAACAGAATCTAAATTTTGGGATCGGTCCAAATACATATACTGGAGACAATCTTGACGTTGCCATGACTAAAGTACAGGCAAACTTCACAGACCTCTATTCCGGATCAGGACAAGCGAATAATGGTGGTGTTTTAAAGTCGTTGCTAATAGGATCGTTCACATTTTCCTCGGGAACTGTATCGAAAACCGTGGTTGTGAACGGAATGCTAGCAACTGATGTATTTAAGTTCTTCCCAGCTCCTGGCAATACTGAAGCATGGAACGCTTGGCGGGAAATACAAATTTCGTCTCAGACTATTGTTGGAGGAGCTTGCGATGTGGTTTTAATATTACCTTCCGCTCCCTCGACAGACCTAGTTTACAATTATGAGGTAGCCATATGAATCATCGTATATTGCTAGCCTCTGCAGCGCTTCTTCTAGGTGCTATTTCTTCAGCAAGAGCCATCTGCCCGACGCCTGGAGCCGGACAGTGCACCACATTGGATGCTGCACCATGGATTGGTGTGGCTCCGCTCGTTTCTGGAGCTACGCCGATAGTGTCTGGAACGGGCGGCACCATTCTTTACAACAATTCAGGAACGCTTGGAGCGATTAGTTCCACAGTCCAGATTAACGGCATAAATTGCACACTCGGCTCAACTTGCTCGATCACAGCAACAGCCACATCAATCACACCTGGAACTACAGGTGTTGTAAGCGGTACAAGCAACGGACTTCTATATGATAACGCTGGTTCGCTAGGCAATCTCACAACGGCAAATAATGGAGTGCTGGTCACAAATGGCAGTGGCGTTCCATCTATTGGCACCACTATACCAACTGGTGTAACTTGGAATGGAAGTGCTATTAGCCTATCCTACGGTGGAACGAACGCCAGTCTGACCGCTTCGAACGGTGGTATCATTTATTCCACAGCATCAGCATTCTCTGTGCTATCGGGTACAGCCATTGCTGGTCAGATGCTCTTATCAGGGTCTAGCGCTGCACCATCATGGTCCACATCCACTTGGCCATCAACAGCATCTATAGGAACTGTTTTAAATGCCAGTGGTACGAATACATGGACCGCAACAACGGCACCAACTCTTGGCAACCCTGGGCTCTCTATGGGTACGCTTAGGCTGGCAGGACTTACCTCTGGAACGGCTACAATCACGCCACAATCGGCTGCGGGAACACCGACATTAACGCTTCCCTCAACCAGTGGCACGCTCGTTAGCAATGCTAACGTACCGCTTACGATAAGTTCCACGACCGGTAATATAGCTTGTGCAACCTGCGTCACCTCTAGTGGCGGTGGTGCCATTAGTGGGACAGCGCCAATCTCGGTAAGCGCAGCTGGGGTAGTCTCGATCACCAATCCACTACCATTGACCAATGGTGGCCTCAATGCCAGCCTTACTGCATCGAATGGCGGCATCTTCTATTCTACTGGTTCGGCTGGTGCTGTGCTGGCAGGGACTGCCGTTGCCAGTCAGATGCTGCTATCTGGCGCTTCCTCGGCCCCTTCCTGGAGTTCCGCAACTTGGCCATCTAGCGTCTCCCAAGGGCAGATGCTGTATGCCTCAGGCACGAATGCGTGGGCTGCAAGCGCATCACCAGTGCTTGGGATTAACGGCTCTACGAACGGCGTTCTCAATTTGGCCACGGCTGCCGGCGGCGGTGCATTGGCCTCCATCCAGAATTTGGGAACCACATCGGCCTATAATTTCAATCTGCCAACGAGCGCTGGAACTTCGTCATATCTACTAACTTCGGCAGGTGGTGGCACGTCATCCATGACATGGACAAGCCCGACAGTCACGGTGAATAGTGTAGCCTGTACTCTTGGAAGCTCCTGCGCCATTACTGCCTCCGCTTCGATCAATGTTGGATCGTCACCTGTTGGCTCAGGATCAAGCGGCTATGTTCTCTATGATAATGCAGGAACGTTGGGGAATTATTCAATAACTGGATCAGCAGGTAGCGTAGTCATGTCATCCGCGCCAACTATTGTTAGCCCCACTATCACCACCTCGTTTACAGCAAGCGGACTCGTTACCAATACCTCTCTGGCGAACATGACAGCGCTCTCAATCAAATGTAATTCCACTGGTGGCTCAGCATCTCCAACAGATTGCACGTCACTGCCAACTGGATTCGCCGTGACCGCACTGAATAGCCAGACCGGCAGCATGACGCTCCAGGCTGGTTATGGCGCGAAAGTCTCAACGGTTAGTACCACTATTACCGCTTCAGCTCCGCTTATTGCAGTAAGTTCTCATTCCCTTTTAGGAGGCATATAAATGCGCAGTTTTCGATGGATATTCCGAGCCTTTATCGGCGTACCACTACTTGCCATTGCCACCGGTGCGGCCTATGCCGCAGTCACTTCAACTCCCGTCTTTGTTCAAACTCCAAACCGTGGAATTGTACAGTTCCTTCAAGGAACCGATAGTGCTGGGACTTACAAGACGCTCTATACTGGCGGTGCGAACGGCTCCAAGTGCACAGGGATGTTCCTCACAAGCACCGATTCGACGGCACACCTTGTAACGGTGCAACTCGTCACCAGCGCTGTGAAGTACGGCGGCACTGCGGTGACAACGGGAACAACAACACCTGGCTTTGCTGCTGCTGCTGGAGCGGTTAATGTCATGTCAGCAGCAAACTGGCCCGGCCTACCTATCGATAGCGACGGAAACCCTTATATCTACTTGGCGGGCTCCGGAGACACGCTGCAAGCGACATTCGCCACAAATCTTAGCTCAAGCACACTCATCAACATCGTTGCGATTTGTGCGGATTTTTAATCATGAGGAAGATAATTATCGCCATTATTGCGACTTTTCTGCTCACATCAAGCGTAAGCGCGCAATTCCTTATGCCTGGAAATAGGGCTCGATTACGTCCAGTTCAAACAGCTCCCATTACTAGGAACCAATTAAATTTTAAGATCACATCGCCACTTGATTTCGGGGCGAAATGTGACGGAGTAACGGACGATACTTCTGCATTGAAAACCTGGTTGTCTACAATTACCGTTGGAACAAAGATTGAACTTCCGAACAACTTTTGTGTATTTTCTATAGCTTTAGCGTTCCCTAATGTCAATTACGTATCGATCTATGGTTCTGGGGAGCGCAGCGGATTTTTATATAATGGTTCGTCTACATCGATTCCCAGGGCAATAACCATCGGTCCAACATCCATTCCTGCTTCTGGGTGCGGGACACTTGGATGGGCACTAAACAATTTTCGAATAATGTCAAACACCACAATGACTGCGGGTGATGGACTTTATCTTGGGTGGATGTGTGAAGCTGATATAGTTAATCTGAAGGTTGGCGGAGACTTGGATAATGACGGAATTGGCCAAAATTGGTACAATGCTATCCATTTTAATGGAGGAAACTCTATACATATGCGTGGGTATAGTTTCTCCGCTTCCAATATTGGAGAGATCATAAATGGAGATTCTACAAATCAGTTTACCGATATGTACCAGTCTGGCGGAGGTAAGATAGCCCATACGGCCATTGGTTTAAATATCGCAGGCAATGTGGGTGGATTTACACTAGACCATACAGATATTTTAGAAAATGGCATTGATATAAAGATAGACCAAAGCCAAGTTGCCATCTCAAATAATCAAATATTTCTTGGACCAGGTGTTGCACTGGACACAACATCGTTCGGACCGGACATAGATATCACCGATGCTGGTAGTGCAAACGCTTTGCTGGTTATAACAGGTTCATGGATTGCAACGGCACATACACATTGCATTTATTTTGAAAGCAATGTCGAATGGCGGTTCATTATGACCGGTGGCATTATAGTTAATTGCGTCCAAGACGGAATACGTACCGATAGCGCAAACTCCTGGATAAATATAAGTGGTACTACAATCGGCGACCCGACTTATAAAATCGGAGGGTATGGAATTAATGCGACTGTTGGATTGGCTAATCTCAATCTGTCGTTGAATGGTATATATTGGAATGGAACTACTTCCGGAAATACATCGGCTAATATGCCATATGGGGCCGCGCTCTCATCCTATTCTGCCATTGGAGCAGGCGTTCCTCATGTTAATGTTAGGGCCAATACAGTAGTGGGTATCAATGCGGCTGTACAGGAACATTGGGTTGGTGGAACTGCCAATTCCTTCATAACATGGTCTCTTTCTGACAATAACGGAACTCCTACATATGGACTGACATTAGGATCTGGCGTGACATCATTCACGATCCCAGGAGTTGCAATATCTGCCAACCCGCATACACAATGGGCAGAGGATTTTTCTGGAAATACAACCGTAGTATCAAATGGCAGCTGTGTTACTTTTCCTGCTGGTTCAGGCATAATTTCGGTTAATAACCCTATAAATGGCGATACCGCACTTTATATTGCAGGAGGAGGTAATGTAAGCCTTGTTTCTTCCACAGTAGGATCGTTTGTATCTCCGACCTGTTCCCCTGCTTCCACAAAGAGTTCCGTATGCAATAGCGGGTCGAATTATGAGATTTGCAACAATACTGGTGGAAGCGTGACCTATGCGGTTGCGCTTATGACTCTGAGACACAATGACTAAAAACTATAAAAATTATATTATCATTATAATATTGTTGGGAGTGATAATATTCCCCACTTCTGGCTTTTCGCTAAGACAGAAAATAAGAGCCATTACTGCAAACAAGGCTTTAATACAAAGAATAGTTTCATTAGAGGCTAAGCAGAAGCATCTTGAATTTCAGATTAGAGCGCTAATTGCATCTACGTCATATGCTCATGGACGGTTAGATAAAGTAGAGAAGTTTCATTAATGCCTGGATACACTTATTCCACATTCGTTACCGCAATTGCAGCGGAAATGGTTGTTGGTCCTACGGACTCCGATTTTCTTGCGATCCTTCCTACTCTGATTGACGATAGCGAGCAGCGCATCTACCGGGAATTGGACCTGCTGACTTCAGTTGTCACTGTGAATGGGACCGCCACCGCAAACAGCCGGACGTTTACGCTACCAACTTCTGGAAGCATGGGGACGATCCACTTTCTGGTAATAGACGCAATTAATGTCTTAGATGCAACTAGCATTCGGCATCCTGTCAAGCCTGCCACCCGTGAGGGCGTGGATTTCTTATATCCTGGAGAAAACTCTCTTAGCACGCCATGCTATCCTGGTGTATTTTGCCGTGCAGATGATCTATCCATTATATATGGTCCTGCTCCTGATTCAACGTATACCGTAGAGGTAATCGGCACAATACGGCCTGCTCCACTTTCCGCAACTAATACATCTACATACTTAAGTTTGTATCTAAGCGATTTATTCCTGGCTGGAGCTATGGTGAGCGCATCCGGTTACATGCGGAACTTCGGATCTCAGGGAGACGATCCCCGAATGTCTGTCTCCTGGGAAAGTCAATTTCAGACAAGGCTCGCGTCCGCCAAGAAGGAAGAATTACGCAAGTCTTATATTGCAGCGATGTCAACTCCACCTTCCTCAATGAAGGACGCCTGATAATTTATGCCTTGGATGGGAATTACCCTGACGCCTGGCGTTAATAGTGAATTAACTCCAACTGCGCTTCAGGCAGGATATACTTCTACCACATTGGGCCGGTTTAAGGCCGGGCTATTCCAAAAAGTTGGAGGCTGGACAAAGCTACTCCCTTATAATGTTGGCGGCTCACCAAAAGCAATTAATTCGTGGAAGGACATTGAAGGCAATAGCTGGCTGGGAATCGGCACTACTACAGAGTTAGATGTATTCACCGGAACAACAGAGCAAACTCTAACCCCGCAAACATTTACATCGAACACAGCGAAGGATTTTACGACAACCATCGGATCGCCGGTTGTCACCATTGTTGACGCTAATATTAGTACGATAACTCATTATTGCTCGGTTTTCTTTAATACGCCTGTTACGGTGGATGGCATTATTCTATCCGGAATGTATGCTGTCACATCCGTTTTGTCTGCCACAAGCTACACAATCACCGCTTTAACGAATGGTGCGGCAGGCGTATCTCACGGTGGAGCGGTGCCAGCGTTCACGACCACATTGAATTCCAACAATGTTAAAGTCACATTCGCAAATCATGGCCTTTCTGTTGGAAACGATATCGTATTTCCACTCTCAACAACGGTGGGCGGAGCCGCAATTTCAGGGCGGTATGTTGTCCAGAGTGTTCAAGATGGTGACAACTTTTATATAAACCTGGCGTCTCAGGCCACATCTTCTGCCGGTCCAATCAATATGAACTCCGGCAATGCCGGTTTCATATATTATATAGCTGGAGGGCCAACTCCAGCAACTGCTGGATACGGAACTGGAAATTATGGTGCTGGTGCCTATGGTATTGGCGTCTCTTCTCCTGGTATGACCGGTACATCGATAACCGCTACTGACTGGACCCTTGGTAATTGGGGGTCATATCTGACTGCATGTCCTGAGAATGGTGGAATATACTACTGGCCTCCAGATGGCGGCATTCAAAATGCCGTGCTGATCTCTACCGCACCACCCTACAATTCTGGCATGTTTATTTCCACGGCACAGCAAGTGATTGTGGCATACGGGTCTTCAGTCAATGCATCGATTGGCGTTTACCAGGACCCAATGACCATCAAATGGTGCAATGTACAGGACTTCACATCTTGGACACCAGGCATAACAAATCAAGCCGGTTCGTTCCGCATTCCGACCGGATCTAAGCTTATAGCCGGTATCGCAACGCCTTTCAGTAATTTGATATGGTCTGATGTCGAGCTTTGGAGCATGAATTATATCGGTGCTCAGCTTGTTTTCGGATTCACCAGAATTGGTTCTAACTGCGGCATAATTGGAAAACATGCCTTTACCCAGCTTGCTGGAAACATTTACTGGCTAGGTTTAAATAATTTCTTCGTACTGAGCGGAGGTGCTGTTTCCATCCTGCCATGCTCTGTCTGGGATGCCATTTATCAGGATCTCGACACCACAAACATGAGCAAGTGCTTTGCAGGCTCTAATACATTATTTGGTGAGTTCTGGGTCTTCTATCCGTCTATTGCCGATAATTTAGGTTATCCAAGTAGATACGTCAAACATAATATTCTTGAGAATACATGGGACTTGGGCGTTCTCCAGCGTAACAACTGGATCGACCAGACGGCTTTCGGGCCTCCATTATCGTGTACGAATAATGGGATTGTCTATTCCCATGAGAATGGAATGGATGCTGACACTGGTCCCATGACATCCGGATTCACAACTGGCTATTTCTATATAGACGAAGGCCGGGAATTTGTTTTCATAGACCGGATTTTCCCAGATTTCCGCTGGGGAGAATTTGGCGGCACACAAGGTGCCATTATACAAGTCACGGTGAATGCAGTTGGGTATCCTGGTGATACTCCTAAAACATACGGTCCTTTCACCGTAACTCAGGCCAGTCAGTACATCTCCACTCGAATCCGTGCCCGGCAGATATCCCTTACAATCCAAAGCACAGACTCAGGCTCATTCTGGCGGCTTGGTCACATCCGCGTGCGGTATAGTCAGGATGGCAGGAGATAATTATGGACCAATCATCAAGCTATCAAGCCCAAATGCTCGGTCAGGCACAGGGAATAAATCAAAATTTAGCCGAGCTTGTAAAAACATGGGGATCAACCTCTGAGAACCTATCACAGAATGGGTATGTACAGTTTTCGAATAAATTAATCATTAATTGGGGATACAGTTCAACGAGTAGTGGAACTGGACTTATTATTTATAATAAGCCGTTTCCTAACTCTTGTATAAACGTTATTCTAACAATAACTGGCAGCTCTATAGGTTCAGATTACGCTCTTATAGCAAGCACATCTCCAGGAAATACATCATGTAATGTTTACAGCAGTTCCGGTTCAACGCTTGGGTTTAACTACATAGCCATTGGATACTAATATGCCATTAAAGCCTGGCTCCAGCCGCTCAGTTATATCGTCTAATATTTCAGAAATGGAGCGTGCTGGCCATAAACACAGCCAATCGGTGGCCGCTGCACTCCGCTCAGCCTATGGGCCGAAAAGAGCAGAAGGTGGCGGAATTACCGGTCCTCTTCTTGGCACTACGGATGGCCGGGCGGACGATATCGACACTTCTGTACCCAATGGCAGTCATATAATCCCTAGCGATGTTGTCTCTTCACTGGGAGAGGGAAACAGCGTTGCCGGCGCTGCCAAATTATCGAAGATGTTTCCGAACAGCGCCAAGCCGAAAGCTCCCAGCATAAAGATGGCGTCTTCACGCATTCCAAACATGCCAAGGATACCCCAGCAATCCATTCCACGCATTCCTAAGATGCCGCACACCCTTCGCATGCGGCATATGCCTGGATCGCCACGAGGACTTATGGCGGGTGGTCATTCCAGCAAAGTCAATGTTAAGTTGAGTGACGGTGAGTTTGCAATCCATCCCCATGATGTCCAGCATGTTGCTGGAGATGGAGATCTCGAACGCGGCCACCGTGCGTTAGATGCATTTATTCTGCATGTCCGGCACGCCGATATAGAGCGGCGCAAGCACTTGCCAGGGCCTGTACAATCATAAGGAAGGCAATTCCAAATGCTGCAAACTGGTACAGGAGCCGCGCTGGCGCCTGCTGCTAAGACGGAAACATTTAAGGTAAGATTATTTCACGAAGACGATATTCCGGAACTAATTAAAATAGGGCAAGCTCTTCACAAAGAGAATGGCCTTATGCCGTTTTCGATGGACCGGGTAATAGCCATGGCCCGCTCCGCAGTAGCAAAGCAGGTGATCGGTGTGGCTATAGGCCCAATCGGAAGCCCCGAAGCCATTATGGTCCTAATAAGAGGGCAGTTCTGGTATTCTAATACGCCGCATCTTGAAGAGATCCTCGCCTACGTAAAGCCAGAATATCGTCAATCGTCTCGTGCTAAAACTTTGCTTGAATATGCTAAGAAGTGTTCACGGGAATTAAAGGTTCCGCTTCTTATCGGTATTGTTTCAAACAATCGTACTGAAGCCAAGATCAGACTTTATAAGCGCCAGCTAGGCAGTCCTGCTGGTGCATACTTTTTATATAATGGCAAGACTGGAGCCCCTTAATGGGTGGTGCATCACAGAATACCCAACAGGCATCGAACACTGCACAGAATGCCGCATCCAGCATGAACTATGGCTCCAATACAGGGAGCACATATGGTCAAAATAGCGGTCAGACTTCAACGCAGACCTATGCGCCGAGTGCACTTGCGCAGCAATACTTGTCGGCCGGAACTGCACCAGCCGCCGGCGGCATTTCGCAGTATATGAATCCATATCAGCAGCAAGTCCTTAACTCGGCTATGCAGCAATATGGGTTGCAAGCTGGCCAGACACAGAACCAAATCGTTGGGAATGCGATTTCGAACAACGCACTTGGTGGTGACCGGCAGGCGGTAGCCCAAGCTTATGGCGGGTATCTGAATAATTTAGGTGCTGGAAATCTTGCTAGCCAGATTTTATCGCAGGGTTATAACACCTCGCTTGCTGCTTCACAGGCAGATCAAGCCCGGCAGCTTCAGGCAGCAGGGCTATCTGGTGGAACAACCTCCGGGCAGAGTCTTGCTAGCATGCTTGGGCAGCAGCTTAGCTCTACGCTTGGAGGAATGAATAGCGCACAGGCTTCTGCTGGCACATCTGCAGGAGCTGGAAGCACCACGACAAATCCAGGATTGATGGGAGGCATTGGAGCTGGTCTAGGATTGGCTGGTCTGTTTGCGAAAGATGGCGGCTCTATAAAAATGGCCGATGGAGGCAGTGCCGATCCAGGTCTTGCCCAGATGCTCCAGCTGCTATCAATGAACCAAGCTCCGGTTCTCGCGCCGGCCGTTATGCAACAACAGCAAGCTCAGGCGCAGCAAAAGCCGCAATCCACTATGCAGGCGGGCTACAACTCAGTATCCCAGCCATTTCAGATGGGACAGAAAGCAGGCAAGGGCCTCAGCAATATAGGAGCAAGCCTATTTGGCTCATCTTCTCCAACGGTTACAGGCGATGGAGGATGGCAGACTGGGACGCAGACAGCTAGCGCCGTTGGATCTAGCGGCCTCGGAAACACTCTGCAGCAGGCCGGTTCGAGCCTAAGTTCAGGCCTATCAGACCTTGGCAGCAGCATAGGGGATGCTTTCTCTGGGATGTTTGCTAGCGGCGGCCGGACGGGAGGCGCTCCAGTATCTGCTCCTTCCGTATCAGCGCCTTCGATTTCGATGCCATCGATCTCTATGCCGTCTCTCTCTGCGCCTAATGTCAGCATGCCAAACATCTCTATGCCTTCCATGCCGAGTGTAAGCCTTCCATGGGTTCCTATGCCTTCGATAAACACTGGAAAGGGATCTGGAGGCGCTGTTCGCGGCTTCGCAAACGGAGGATTGGCACGCCTCCCTTTTGAGGATGGAGGAGAAGCAGATTCAGGAGATTTATCTTCTTACTTATATAATCCACCTGAAGTGAACCCATATAATGGAGGTGGATTTAGCCCTGCCGCCGCTCCTGCTAACGTCCCTTCTCCCTCGATGCCAGCGGGATTTTCAAACGCTTACGTTCCAGAAGCATTCAGGTTAAAGCCAGATACAAGCGAGGTTTATGGCGAACCGGCGCCATGGGAATCCGTCACAAACAACCCTGTCGGGAAGCCTGAAGTGCCAGGAGGCCTTACCTCTAGCATAAGCAATCCATCTCTTTCACCGGCTGGAATCTCTGCACTTTCTTCTCCCGCAATGCAAAACCTTGCTGAGATGAAGTCCGCTCAAGCGGCAGAACAGCCTTCTGCACCATCTCCGATTACTCTCCCTACAGCCTTAGCACCTCATGAAATCGCAGCGCAATATGGTGCTACTAGCATTCCTAATGGATTCTCACCTACTTCCGCAACGCAGACTGTTCCAAATCCATTTCAGGAGGGGGTTGCTCCAGTAAAGGGCAATCAGGTTGTTAATGACATCGTTGGCGTATGGAAGAATCAGGGTGCGAATGAAAATGCAATACGCGGGATGCTAGCCAACGCAAAAGATGAGTCCGGTTTCAACCCAACTCTTAGGCATCCCGATCAGCCGCACTGGGGAGGCGAAGCTCACTTCGCACATGGTCTTTTCCAAGAAGGAGGTGCGGAATGGAACAAGTATTCTGATTGGCTCCAACAGAACCACCCAGATGGCAACTGGAAGGACCATAAGTTACAGGCAGAATTCACAGTTCAAAATTTGAAAGAAAATTATCCCGGATTGTGGGATAAGATGCAAAACGCCAAAACTCCAGCAGAAGCAGCACAGCTTTATCTGAATGGATATGAAAAACCTGCTGAACAATACCGTATGCAGCGTGAGGCAGCCTATGGCCGGGGCGTTCCAAGCATAGAAGACTTCGCTAGTGGAATCTATAACACGGCCAAAAGCGGTATTGGAGCTGTTGCCTCTGGTGCTCAGGAAGCAGGCGCAGGCGTAGCTGGCGGCATAAGTACAATGGCTGGAAAGGTGAGAGATACAATCCAGAGAGGATTTTCTCCTGATCCGCAAGAACAGCATCCTTATAAGGATAAACAGGACCGTGAGACAGGCAGCCTTCTTTCTAGGATGCTTGGCATCAACTTCAATCCTCTTGGACTCACACAAAAGGAACGCATGGCTCTTATCAGTATGGGCGGAGCTATGGCCGCTACCGGCAATCTTGGCCATGGGATGATGGCCTATGCCAATTCTTTGCAAGGGACTAGTAAGGAAGAGCGTCAGGCACAATTAGATGCGATGAGACTCCGCCTTATGCAGTCTCAAATTGAGAAGACGGATACTCCACGCATTGAAAAACTAAAGACACAGAGTGGTGGAGAGCAGATTGTTCTTGTAGATCCCCGTAAGGGAACTGTAAATCCATTGCAAACTGGTGCGTCAAATGCTCAAGTTGTTCAGGACATGGAATCTATTCCACCGGGTATAACTGGTGAAGATTTCATTGAGCAGGCTAAGCAACAAGGATATACTGCTGCAGATTTAGCAGAGGCTAAACGTGTTGCTAATTATGATACAGATATAAGTAAGTTATATGGCATTAAGAGCGATAGAAGGGCGTATATTGATCGGCTTGCCGCTCGCATTAATCCAGATTACAGGCCTGAGAACTATAAAGCTGCTGCTGATAGTACGAGCAAGTTAGCATCTGGAGACGTTTCAAAAGGTATCCGTTCTATTGGACGGCTATTCGATGAAACGGAACAAGCTTCTTCATTGGCAGACAAGACTAGAAATACAAAGTCTGAGTATGCCAATAGGGCTATGTGGAATACAATGCCATCCGGTTCTGAATACGGCCGGTCAATCGCAGCTCTTGGCACTTCCCTGAATAACGTTGTCGATACCGCATCTGCGGTTGCCAAAGGTGGCGGCCAGGGAGCGGAAGGAGATGCACAGCGGCGTGCTGCTACTATGAATCAATTCCAGCATCCTGAGACGCTTAAAGCAGCTCTTAGGACAGAAGCAGAGATTGGCCTTAAGAATGGTCAGTCTAACCTTACTTCATATAATACTGCCCATGGCTATACTCCTGATAATCCAAACTATAAAACAATTATGGATTATATGACTCCTGCCCAACAGAAAAAGGCTATCGCCATGCTTGGGCCGGATAAAATCGAAGAGATCACTGGTAGACCAGTGGCAGGACGTGGTGCCGCTTCACGCGCACAGGCGGCATCCGCTCCTGTTTCATCCTTCCAGGAAGGCCAAACCGCAAGCGGACCTAGCGGTAAGAAGTTAATATTCCATAACGGAAATTGGATGCCATTGCAATGATTGGATCGGAGCTACCGGCTGGCTTCACTTTAGATGAAGCACCATCCGGGCAAGAGCTTCCCGCTGGATTTTCAGTGGATACAGCCCAGCCTGCCACACCTGAGCAGCCACAACAGCAAGTAAACCCATTTTGGGCCTCGAAAGCGGGCCGCTTCCTTCAGGGAGCTGCTGAGCCTGTAGTTGGACTTGGGCAGCTTGCCGCTCATGGCACCGGACTTGGCACGCAGACTATGGACGAACTTGCCCGTAAGGAGCATGAATTTTATCAGGCTTCCCGTGCCCAGGCTGGGCTTACCAAGGACGATTGGGATTACTGGAGTGGAGCTGGAAATGTCCTGTCTCCTATAAACGCTATCCCAGGAGGCGCAGCAGCCCGTGTAGCAGGTCTAGGAGCGAAGACACTCTTAGGTGCCGCAGGCCGTGGAGCAGCTTCAGGAGCCGCCTATGCGGCTGCGCAGCCTGTAGCTGATGTCACTCCCGAGCAAGGATACTGGGGACAAAAGGCTGGACAGGCTGCAACAGGTGCTCTTGCTGGAGCAGCTCTTGGGCCTGGTGCTCAGCTTGTTGGCCGGGCGATTAAACCAACGATAGATGCTGCTGCTCAAAAGCTTGTAGGCGAAGGGGTTCCTCTTACAGTTGGGCAGCTTGCTGGCCCATCTTTCAAGCGACTGGAAGATGTTGCAGCTAAGACTCCATTCTTTGGAGCATCTGTCAGAGAAGCTCAGGAACGTGCCCTTGAAGGGTTTAATACGGCCTCTGCAAACCGTGCCCTTGCTCCAATCGGAGAAAAAGTACAATCTGGTATAAAGCCAGGACACGACCTGTTCAATTATACCGAAGGTAAATTAAGCGATGCCTACGATGAGACGCACGCAAATATGTCCGCGCGTCTCGATACTAAGTTTATGACCGATGTTAACAATGCCCTTGAAACAGCCAAGCCTGAAATGTCATCCGATAAATTAGGACAGCTTCAATCTATTATAGATAAACATATAAGGGATCGGTTTGTTGCCAACAAGGGAAATGTAGACGGCTCTCAAATTCAGGATATATCGTCAGAACTTAAGCGGATTATGCGTAATTACCGGTTCGATGCTTCGGCGGATAACCGCGCATTGGCCAGATCCGTGGACGATGTTCACGATGCATTTGAAAACCTGCTTATGCGGCAGAATCCAGAACAAGCACCTGTTTTAAATAAAATCAATCTTGGATGGGCTCACCTTCTCCGGCTTGAAAGAGCGACTGGAAGCTCTGCTAGCGGAGCACGAGAAGGAGCCTTCACACCAACAAGGCTTCTTCAGGCAGATACACAGCTTGCCGGACGCAGGGGAGCCGCACGTGGGCAGGGATTGTACCAGGATATAGCAGAAGCTGGCAAACAGGTTATGCCATCCACTGTAGCTGATAGTGGCACTCCAGAACGCCTCATGACGCACGGTGCAGTTGCCGGCATCGCATCCGGGCATCTAAATCCGCTCAGCATCTTACCTGGAATTGCCCTTCCTCTCTTATATAGCCAAACAGGCCAAAAGCTCGCCCGTGCTGCCCTCCTTAACCGGCCGGCCGGTGCTGAATATGTCTCCAATATATTAAGGCAATATGGACCAGCGGCTACTCCATTGCCCTATGCTCAACTTTCTGGAAATCAATAAATGGCTACCAGTACATATAAAGGTGCATACCTTCCAACTGTTTCAGGAGACAGCGGGACGTGGGGTACATTACTTAATACTACAACCTTTCCGGTATTCGACAATAATCTTGGCGGAATTGTTGGCAAAAATCTTACTAATGTCAATGTTACTCTATCGGCCACAGAGTCTCAAGCTGCGATTCTGCGATTAACTGGCACTCTTACTGGAGCTGTTCAGATTACGACCGCATGCCAAGGTTTTACATTTATTGAGAACCTGACAACCGGTGCTTATGCAGTCACCATAACAAATGGAGTAGGTTCCGCTCTTACACTTCCACAAGGCAGCCGGACGCTTGCTATATTCGACGGAACTAATGGGGCACGGCTAGCTACTAGTAATGTAATATCACTTGGGACATCTGGACTCTTATCTCTAACATATGGTTCAGGGTTGGCTACCCTTGATGTTGTAACTTCAGTAAACAACGCAGTCTTAGAGAATACTAATCAGTCAGTTACGTGGAATACGTCTAATCCAACGGTTAACCTTAATAGTGGGTGCTACTTACAGGTGCAACTTGCAGCTAATGTAAGCAGCTTAACTTTTATCAATATTCCAGCTGGACTATGTAAAGTAACAATGGAAATAACTAATACAGGATCATATAATATTACTGGATGGATTGGATCTAGTTCCTGGCCTGGAGGAGTGCCCCCTACGATTACAAGTGGTGCTGGAAAGCTAGATGTAATTGTACTTGTGACTACTAATCTTTTTGTAAACAATCGTGGATTTATAGTTGCACAAAATATGGGTTGAATAATGGCATATAAAAAATTCATAATACTTACTTCAGGTTCTACATGGAAAGTGCCGTATGATTGGAGAAATGACAGTAATAAAATCGAGTGCATTGGTGGTGGGGGGGGTGGTGGTAACGGCGGTGGGGATAATAATACGTATGGAGGAGTAGGTGGCGGTGGTGGACAATATGCCTCTAATACTAATCTATCTCTTCCTCCTAACTCTACAATAAGTTATAATATCGGTTCTGGTGGTGGAAGTCAGACTGCTGGAGGAGATACATGGTTTTACAGCTCTTCGTATATCTTAGCTAGAGGTGGTAGTGCAGGATCTAATGGTGCAAACTATTTTATTCCAGGCGCTGGAGGTGGAATAAGAAGCTCTGGTATAGGATCTGTTCTTAAAAATGGGGGTAGTGGTCCAGCCTATAGTAATGCCAATTATGTATCTAGCGGAGGTGGAGGGGCAGGAGGCCCTTATGGTGTAGGAGGTGATGGAAGTTCAGATTACTTCAACATCTCTAATGGAGGATGGGGAGGAAATGGAGACGCAGGATACGGCGGCAGTGGTGGGACACCAATCACACCTGTAGGTAATGGGACAGAAATATATGGAATAGGATCAGGCGGTGGTGGAAGAGGAATTGGAGGTTCTGGAGCTTCCGGTGGATTATATGGTGGTGGGGGGGGTGGTGGTATAGCCGGCATAGGATCTGGCGGTACTGGAAGACAAGGAGTAATAATAATTAGCTATAATGTAACCAGTCCAGAAGCCATTCTAATGTGAAACTTATATATAGAAGGCAACAAAAATGACCATTACGACAATTACAGTTCCTACTTCTACCTTATCGAGCGCAGCAAACGT